TGCCATCGGCTGGCGCTTTGTGCTTGCCTTGGCTAATTTGCTTGCGCAGATCTGACCAACTCTTGGCAATGCCTTCCATGTCGGGCTCGTTGGAGTCCTTCTTCCAGAAGTTCTCAGGCCAGTAGTCGGGGCGCACAAGCGGTTCATCCGGTGTCGGAGCATCTGTTTGAGCTGCTTTGTGGTCGATTTCAACCGATTGTGGGTTTATGGGTTTGGCTTCGTCACTCACTTGCACGTTGTCAAGTAGGCCGGTTGCACCGGGCTCAACTGTTGCTGTGTCTGTCATAGTTTCCTTGCTGTGTTGATCCGCACCTCAATGTCCCTCACCACCGTCCTTTGCCCTTCGGCAAAGAAAGCATGCGAGGGGTCTGCGCCCGGCACGGCGATGGGCACATTCACATACATGAGCTGCAACCACAGCAGCAGCTTCTGGCCATCCTCGGAGCCGAACACTCGCAAAGTCAGCTTGGCCAAGTCTTCTCGTTTTTGGTCAACCTCTCGGATGTCGCTCGGCTGGCCAATGGCTTCTAGTTCTTCCCAGCTCATTTGACAGGTGGCTCCATAATTTCATCAGGCCCAGCAAAGGGAGACATGCCAGACTTCATTCGTGTCTGCGCGTGTTCATAAGCTTTGTCCATGATGGATGGCGGCATGTTGTTAAAAAAGCCTTTTGCTTCAACGTCTGTACTTAACAAATAATTCAGCTCTTTCTTGGTAAGCGTTGGAACAATCAAAGGTATTTCCATCTCCTTGCCATTAATGCCAACACCGATAGATATTTCAGTTGATACGCTACCGTCTGGGCGATTAAGTTTTCCAAAAAATCCATCACCTTTTGGTGAGCCATCAGGTCTATTTCCATAATCCATCACATGACTCCTTCGGGGGCTGGTAGTGCTTGCATACCGGCACCAGCTTGGGCCTGCATGGCCATGGCTTGTGCGATAGCTTGCTGCTGTTGCTGGTTGCGCATCTCTTCCATAAGCACGGCTCGCTCGGCTGCGGTGTTGCGCACGGCAGCGGGCACACCCAGCTTGTCAGCCAAGTAGTCCACCAGTACGTCAGTCTTGATTGCAAGCTGGCCATCGGTGCCAAGGCTTTGGCTGATCTGCATGTACTGCATGATGGAGTTGACTTCTTCCATGTTTTGAGCCATGGCCAGCGGAGCCACTGGGGTGACCTTGACTTCCAGCCCATTGACCCGCAGCGGCATGTCGATCAGGCCGCGCTCGTTCATGACTTCCAAGATCTTGGCCGTGACCGGGATCATTGTTTCGTTGATCAAGCGGCCAAAGGCAGAGCCAAGGTTCTGGGCCAGCTCCTTCATGCGCTCAACAATTTCGGTGGCAGACCGTGCAGACATGTTGTCGGGTGGCAGTGACTCATCCAGCAAGATCCGCTTGATACTTTGCGTCATGTCGTTGATCACCAGCTGGCTGATGTTGAAGTCGCCAGAGCGGGGCAGGGCAAGTAGGGCAGGGCCTTGCGAGCCACCATTGCGAGCCACGGGGATGATGGCACCCGGCACAATCTTTACCGTATTGGGATTGAGTACACCGTCGTCAGCTGCGGTATAGACACCAGCCACAGCCAAAGATGCGTTTTTCAGCAGCAACTCCTTGACCTTGTTCAGCGTCTTGATGTCGGGCAGGGCGGTCATAAGGGGGCCGCGGCCATAGATCTCACCAGCCACTTTCATGTACCGGCTGATCACCCACGGGCTCATGTTGCGGCGGCGGTAGACAATCTCTGTCTTAGATACCTTGTCAATAACGTGATAGCAGTAATCGCCGCGCTTGTAATCGTAGATCGTGGCCTCAAGCAATTCAATTTCATCAGTCGGCTTATTCTCTATGCGTCGTTTTAGATCGTCTGATATATCCGCGTCTGGCCATTGGCGTTGGATGCTTTCGCCTTTCATCCGCATGCGACGGTAGACGTTGTCCACCTGACCGTTTGCGCCTTCCTCGTAGCTCACCAAGAAGAGCGGTACAGGTATGAAGTTGAGTGGCTGCACATCGTCGCCGGGTTGCACCATCATGCAAGCGGTGCCTACGGCCAAATCCAACAAAAACTCGCCCATGGCGATGTCAAAGTTGGACTGATTCAGCATGGTGAACATCTTGTCCTGATAGACCTCAAGCACGGCTTGGGCTTGCTGCTTGCGATCAGCTGGGATATCGGAGCCAGCTTCCAGCTTTGCCCACTTACGCTGCGGCGGGAACACCACAGACTGCAAGCGGTTGGCAAAGCGCTGAGTAGAGTTGATGGCGGTTGAATCAAAGACACGCTGCATCTTCTTGCTGCCAGTGGCACCGCCTTCCCACACACCGTAGAGCTGGCGCTGGGGCAGGGCAAATTCGTAGGCATCTTGGTAGAGCTGTTGGAATTCGTCTTTCTTTGACTGAGCAGCTGTCTGCCGTTTCAAGATCTGCTCTGGGGTTAGGCGCATGCCGCCGGGTGTTGTTTTGTCGTATTCCATGGTCACTTCTTCTCTCTGGCTGCTGCCATGTTGTCCACCAAGTTGGGGTAGGGTCTACCTGACTTGGCGGCTCGCCTCATGGCGTTGCGCTTCTCTTGAGAAGACAGCTCTTTGGGCTTGCCTAAATCTTTAGGCCGTGGCTTGTCCCAGACTTCCTTCATGGTTTTGCTCCTGAGAGAAGTGGTCTTGCGTTTCTACGAGACACGGCACTTATTTTTGACGCTCGGCGCTCGCCTATCTCACGCTTTAACGCGCTACCTGCTTCAGTTTTTCTGGCTTCATACTGAGTTGAGTCAAATGCAGCAATCTCTGGAGCTACTGGTATGTCGGGCGTTTTAGGTGCAGTGTCTGTAAATTTAGGAATTGGTTTTTCTTCGTAATAGGTGTACGGGCGTTTAACAAATCCATACTGCGGCCCGCCAGCACCAGCACCACCTGTACCTATTGTCGGCAAAGGCTCAGCCTCAAGACGGGTTCCCTGTCTTTCAATCAAAGGATTTTTTTCTAAATCAGCGAGCAATACGTTGTAGTCATCAAGCTTCTTTTTATATGCAGTCTTCTGTGTCTCATAAGTTGGCAACAGTAAATTTTTATAAGTGGCAATCTGCGCTTCATAGGGCTTCATTTGCTCTGTCACGCCAGCTTGATACCCAGAAAAAGCAGTTTGATATTCACCCGTAATTGAATCCAAGTTAGATTTGTATTGCTTGGCCAGCTTGCTAATATCAGATGTGCTGCGCCGTGCGATCTGGCGTTGTTTGTATTGGGGTAGGGTAGCCATTACTGCAACCTCATTCCACCGCCACTCAGATCAGTAGCGACACCAAGCTCTGCGTCCATGCGTTCGCCTGAGAGCAACGATCTGCGGCCACCACGAGTGCGAGCTTTGAGTGCGGATGCTTCGGCAGCTGCGGCTTTACGGCGCTCTTCGTCGGCTGCGGCCTGCACTTCCTTAGCCTTCCTCTCCATGTCCAACTTATTGTTTGCATAAGTTTGCTGGGATGACTCAAACTGCTGCCGAGCTGTCTGTGCTTGCTGCTCAAGGGAAGCGCCTTGCTTGGCATATTCAGCAGTTTGCTTAGACAACTCCATCCGCATGGCAGCTTGGTCGGAAGCCTGCTGCGCCAGCAAACTACGTTGATCTGATTCAGCTTGACGGCGCGACTTTCGCGCTTCGTCAGCGGTATAAGCTGAACTTAAAAGAATAGAAGCTGCAATCCAACCCATAACTAACTCCTAGTTAAAATTTCATCAATGTTGTCTACGTCTGTTTCATCAGTTGCGTGGATGCAAAACCAAACACTGTCCTCATGAGCTGTGATCGTGTGATGATGCCCAGCAAGAATATTGATACAGGCAGGTGCCTTGTATTCAGTTCTCACTCCCTCAACCTCTACGGTCACATCACCCTTGGCCAAGATACTTAAATGGTCGTAGGCATGCGCATGACTGACCGCATAGTGCTTTGCTGGCAACAGCATCTGCTTTGCGTACAGCCCAGCAGAAAAGTGATGCACGACGCCCAGATCAATATCTATCATTCAAAAGATTCTATTGATTTTTGTACATAGTGCAAGTGACTGATATCAGAGTGATATCAATAACGAATAAGTACCCTCTCCTAACCCTCTCCCTTTTTTTAGGTGAGGGTAGAGGGTCACCCTCTTTTAGTTACGCAAATACATCAAAGTCGGTGCTGGCGCTGGACTGGCCCATGGGTCGGCCACCAAGCTGGTGGGTGCGGGTCATCCGGTTGTACTCACCGCCGCCCAGCATCAGGTAGCCAAAGGAATCGCCAATGTGGGAGTGCTCGTTCTTGTTTGGCGCGTCCCGAAAGCGCTCTTGGCCAGCGCCGACCGCCACCCGCTTGAAGTGATAGCCACCTGCAAGCGCTTTGCGCAGCAGCTTGCACTCGCGGTTGACAATAAGCCCCGGCTTGCCAGCAATAAGTCGCTGCATGGGCGCGGCAGAGGCCTCTCTTCGCACCTTAAAGTCGTTGCTTGCCGTAGGTTGTGCTCGCAGCCCCAAGGTTTTCAAGTGGTCAAAGGCAGTTGTCTCATAAATGGTTTCCCTTGCCATACCGGCTGGGTCGCCCCAGACCAAAACTTGGTGATTAGGGTAGCGCTGGTTTAGCTCGGCCAGCAGCTGGTGGCCAAAGCGCTCCAGTCCCATGTCAAAAGTCACGATTTCTTGGTGGATCAGCCACCTACCGTTGGGTAAGCGCTGGCCAATGGTCGCAGCAGGGGTCAATCCGAAGTCAAGCCCCACTTGGATGGGCACATTGGGGTCAATTTCAGTCTCACCGGACATGGTTGAGTCTTCGTACTCTGGCCAAACGGGTCTGCCTTCCTGCACATAGGTGTATTCGCCACCGGCATAGCAGCGGATCCAGTCTAGGTTCTTGCCAAGCAGCATTTGCTGGTAATAGCCAGCTGGCAGGTTGTGGATATTCTCGGCCTTGGGGTTGACC